AAAACATTTACCACAACCTTTAGATTTTGCTGGTCATTTTACTTCGACTTTACCTGTTCACAATCAAGGTAAAGAAGACAAATCTGAAGAAGAGATTCAGGTAACTCCTGAATCTAAACCTAGCATGGAACAATCAGTAGCTCAACAGATGGCTGAATTGCGTAAGAAAGAACAGGATGAAACGGAACTTTTATATGATCAGGTTATTGCTCAGTTACGCAAAGAATTACCGGATTTGAAACATCCTAAAGACAGTCAAACAACTATGCACATGCTACGATCAACAACACATCCTAGAGCGCATGTTATTGATTACAGTGAATGCTGTGTTCGGTTGCACAAACGTGACGAAAATATGGATACTCTAATCAAAGCGTGTTGTCATACTGATAGTGGTGTGTATCAACAATGTATTGTTGGAGGGAGATGTCCAATGTCTCATTGCCCACAATGTGGTAATTATCCATTTAAAATCGTTCTAGAAATTGGTGTTAGCATACGTACCTTTCTCGTTGCAGGCGGTAAAATTACATCTATGCCGGGAACATGTTGCAATCATTGTAGTTTGAATGTTACAGCATACAATTATTTGGATCAATATTTAACTGAAATGCTACAAATGACAGGAAATTCAAAAGATCAGTCTTACGCGATCTTTTTAGACTTCTTTAGTAAAAATCTAACACTTCAGAAAGAGATGATATCAGAATCTATGATAAATTCTAGAAGTAATGATTTTGAAAAGTGGGTGACGACCGCCAAAATTGGTTTTCACAAAAAGAATTTACTCATGTTGGAAGAAATGGCAGCGATAGAGCGTAGATCACAAACAGGCTCATCCACTAAAGAAGATGCTACTACATGGGAACGTTTTAAAGCATTCTTTACAGGTGATAAAGCAGATTTTGAAAATTTTTCTGCAGCCACTGACAAAAACGCACCCGACCGTTCAACATGGCCACGTATTTTTATCGCCCTATATACGTCTTTATTATGGTTAGTCGGAATGCTCTTTTTAAACTTTCCAATTTGGCCTGTCTTTTTGTTTTATGGAATACCGTTTTTCATTGCAACAGTAGTATTTGGTCCGCAGCATGTTTACATGGGTTTTAAATATTGGTTCAATAGAGCAAAGAAACCCGATTGGAGAAATACCCAGAGCCAAGGTATTGCTCACACTGTTGCTTATATTTTAGGCTGTATGGTCGTTCTTACAGCAGTGCTTAAACTTCTTGTTAGTATCAAACGATCTTTTAGTGAGCTTAAAAGCGAAGTTAAAAATCAAGGAGGAAAAATCCATAAATCTGAGGGAATTGTTCTTATGGTTAAAGGTATAGTTCAAATGATGTACCACAGTGCCACCCTCACCGGTTTAGTTCCGAAAGATGTTGCAAAATGGTTGAAAGACAAGAAAACTATTGCAGCTTTTAGAGACTGTTTAGGCTCTTTAGATGGTCTTAAAGCTTTCTTAGCTGGTTTACGAACCTTTGAAAGTGACTTACCGGATAATGTCTTTCCTTGGATTATTAATCAAGGAAAAGAAGATGAGGAAAAGTATGACGATGAAGATTGGGTCGAAAACGAAACTTTTCCAGGAATGGATTATGGTTTAAGTGACGATGATGAAGAAATTGATGATGAAGAAAGAGAAACGTTCTTGAAGCAATTCAAAGCAATTTTGAAAGAAAAGGGATTTTTCTTGCTAGGACTTTGTGTCATTGTTTCTCTTATTATGTTATGTATATGGTATGTTCGTAAAAGATCCGTACATAATGAAGGTAAAGAACATCGTTACGATAAACGAGCTGGTTATGAATTGCAAGGAACAGAATTTGAACCAGAGCATGCTTCTCACATGTCTAATCGCGAAAAACACGTTGCCGAGCAACGTAAAGGTGCGGATATGCGTCTTAGACGACAACAAATGGAAAATAAGTTTGGTGATAAACTTGAAAGAGATGAAGAGCTTAAAAGATTTTTGTGGTCTCACACAAAATATCAATGGAGTGGTGTTGATAGAACCGCTCAAATTACCAGACAAATAGAACCCGAAAAACTCATGGATTATGATGTTGTACATATTCGAGTCGGGAGATTCGAAACCTCTGTTCTGCATCCAAAAAAGAACAGTGCGGAATTCATGACTAAATTAGCACATATTATGCGGGTCGCTAAAGAGTTTGACGCGAAAGTCACGGCGTTCAAACCAGGAGATGAAGCACATCTTGCCTCCATCAAAAATTTTGCTCACACCGATGCTATTAAAAATGAAGGAGGAAATTTACCTTTGGTTTTGGCTACTCTACAAACTAAAGTTGAAACGGTGACAAGTTCCAGTCTCACGGAAGATGAGACTAAAGAATTAGTTAATAGTGCCAATCCAAAACAGGCTGTTAACAAAGCTAATCAAATGATTCTTAAAAGATTGGAAGGAAAAGTTGTTAAAAATGAAGGAATTAGAAATGAAGGATCTTTAGGAACTAAAAAGATTTGTTTGACGACTGTCAAACACAGTATTATGCGATTGAAAAATAATCGTTACGGACATACATGTCATGCATTCACCGCAGACAATGTGAATTGGTCCACTGCTCACACGTTTTATGATATTCCTTTGAAACAACCAGATCACGCAGAAGCTCATGAAATGGTCGTGATCGCAGGTGGAATTATTATTAAAGATATTACTTCTATTGATCGTGAGAAGGATATTTGCAGTTTTAGTACTGACCGTATGTTACCATCATTGAAAGTTAATCGTGGTGATTATATAGGTCCTGGTTATATAGTGACTCTTGTAGGTGAAGGTAACAAAGAGAAAATTTCGTTCGGTATGATCTATAAACATCGAGGAATTTTATATCACACTTGTTCCACCGAAGATGGGGATTCAGGCGCCCCAATTTTTGACATCAACCAACAGGTCGTCGGAATACACAAAGGTTACACAGGTGTATCTAACGTTGGAGTTCCGTTTACAGCTCTTGATGCTCAATCATCCCTTCCCGTGATAAATCAAGGTGCTCATTTTGATTTTTCATATCTTCCACGTGCATGTATACCCGACATTCATTACACGGATGCAAATAAAGACAAATTTTATAAAACTTTTCTAGAGATAGGAGAGATAGATCGTAGTCGGGTTAGTTATGTAGGTCATTATGTTGGTAAAAATAAAGAGTACAATAAATTTTACCAAAGCAACAACTATCTTGAAACCTATAAACTATTTGATTTACCAGACCCAGAAGTCGGTAATTTTGGGATTGCCAAACCAAATTTGAAATCTATTCAAAAAGATTTTTACAAATACATGCGACCTATAAAAACCGATATAGATCCTGATGCCTTCAACATAGCTCGAAAGTTGTTGGATAGATTTATTCGTGAAAAAATTGGCACAAATTTTCCTACCTATACTGCAGATCAAGCAATTGATTCTTTTGATGGAACTAAAGCTTCTGGATTTCCTTTAAATCAGAAGTGCAGAACAAAAGGTGATTTTCGCAAACAGCATCGCGAGAGTCTCACTAAATTTATAGAGATGGTTTTTAGCGGAGAAAACCCATCAGTTATTTTTGAACAAGTAGGAAAAGAAGAATTGAGAGACATGGACCGAATTATATTGAACAAAGTGCGTTCGTTCAATTCCTCCGCATACCACCCATTACTTATAGAAAGAATGTTATTTGGTGGTTTTTTAGATGCTGTAGCAACAACGCCATTTTTTCTGACACAGACAACATCTGGTTGGAGCCCTTATTATGGTGGTTGGGATCATCTAGTCAAATACATGCACGGAAACTATATGTATTCTGATATGGATTATGTGAAATGGGATTCTTCCTTGAAGAAAATGGTCGAGGAAGCTGTTATGGATGTAATTGCAGGTAATTGTAATTGGCAACCAGAACATTTTATAGGACACACATGGTTGAAAGATAATGTAGTGTCTTGTTTAGCCCTCGTTCCTTTGGAAGAGGGTGACAATGAAACAATTTATGCCCTTGTTAAACTTTTGGAAGGCATGAAGTCAGGTCAATTATTGACTTTTGTTCTTAATTGTTTCGTTAACCTATTTAGACATTTTTACAGCATGGTAAGATATTTTAAAATTACTGAAGCCGAGTTCACCGTTGAACACGAAGAATATATTTATCACATGAAAGCAATTTCGTGTGGTGATGATTTTGCTTTTACATCAGACATTATGATTAAGATGCAAATATACAGTAAAGCCAGTGCTGAATTAGGTTTTGAACTAGAAGCTTATATAGTTCATGAAGGTTATTCAGAATGTCCCATAAAATTTATATTTGCAGGTCTCGGAACACAGAGATTTGGAAATGTATATTTATTCAATCCCGACGTTAACAGATTGATTTTCAATATATCTGTTATTAAAAAAGGAATGACACCTCTGCAGTACATTCAGAAATTGGACAATATGATCAGAATGTTTGCATGTGTGCAACCTTTGTTAGTGCAAAAACTTCTTTCCTACCGTGATTTTTGCGTTAAACAATTAGTATATCAACCGGGTCTTGTGGAGCTTGCAAGAGGTTTATGTACATTTCATGATGCAGTAGCTATGCATTTTGAACTTTTAGAAGGTAGATCTCTGGTAGGTCCTTTAAATCCAAACGAACCAGAGAAAAATCAAGGAAAACTTGATGATCTCTCTAAACCTTCTATGATTAATAGTAGTGCACGAATTCACGGTAATTGGGTAGGTCCCGGTTGGTCAGCAGGTAAATATCAATCCTCAGTAGCAGACGATTCAGTCGACGCAGTAGACGAATTTGATCAAACAGCAAAAGATCACGATTTTCACTACGCTCAAACAGACGATCCAGAACTTTTGGATTATTTTGACGAGCTGTTTTACAAACAAAACATTGGAAAAGGACTTAAACGAACGCTCTCAGCTCTCGCAGTCAAGTATTTCGGAAAAATGGCAAGAGGGAAACAAATTAGCGGAAAGAAGAAACAAATTGTTGCGCGAAAAGCGGCGCGCAAAGCCAAAAAAGTGGTCGCCAGACGATCCAATCAATCGCATAACGGTTCAGTTATGCGCGGAGGTCAATCCATACCTAGATTGAAAGCTCCAACCGCTGTCACACGTAAAAGAAAAGGTGGAAAACGATCACGTCCTTCCACAAATAAAGACGGAATTATTGAAAAAGGTACAGCCTATTTAGGTACCGTAAGTGTGACATCAACTACCGGTGTAGGTGATATTTTAAACTCACTAGAAGTACATCCACGAACATGTGCAAATGACATGATCAAATTCTTTTTGAATTTCTATGAAAAATGGAAGTTTATTAAGTGGAGTGTGGAATACGTCCCACAAGTGGGTACCAACACTGATGGAAACATTTTAATGTACCATGATCCCGACGTTTATGATGCACCTGGGTTGAATGCCAATGCTATCCCCAAAGGTCTTTCAGCATCACGTTATGCTGACTTCCCAGTTTATTCAAAACGTACAGTCAGCTGCAAATGGCCTAAAGGTCCGCAATTGTGGACCTCCTTCGATGGAGTAGATAATCGTAACTCATCTGCCGGTTACGTTTTTGTAATGTCCAACTCAATATTTTCTGCGGCCAAAACTATGGGTACTTTAGTTTTGCACTACGAACTTGCATTTTCTGGCAGATTGACCGAACAAGATTTTGCAATGTCGAACGCTGCGCAAGCCTATGCTCTCAACGGATGGGCTTTGACCAGTTGGAATGGTCCAGCAGCAAATCAGTGTGTCATTGATCCAAATAATGATTTCACTATAAAGTGGCTTAATTCAACCACTATGCAATTGAATTTACCCGCAAATACGGCTGGATTGACGTATGGAATGTATCATGTACTTGCGGGGACGGGAATTAATTTAACGTCAATCACGGCAACTGGAGTAGGTTTATCAGTTGCCAACGAAATAAAACCGACCACTGGAGTAGCGCTGACTAGTGCCACATACAGATGTGCCCTAACGACGCAAGCAGGTTTTAATTCATATTCAATTCAGATCACGTACGCTGGGACAGCAACCAGCTATTCAAATTCTATTTTTACAATCTGGAGACAGAAATCCAGTTTTACTGCTAGTAATCCTACTCATACTACAGAGGTTACGAAGTTACGTGATCGTTTGGCCAACTTGGAGGCCATGGTGAAACAATTATCCATAGATAGTCATTTAGAAGAACCAGAAATCGATGAAGATGACAATCTAGAACAACGGGTAGCACCAACTTTATTTTCTGGTAAAAGTCCAAGTACGGTTCGAGTTTCTGAAGGTTACGAGTCCAAAGAAACTAGGAGGTTAGACACGCCTCGACAAAAGAATCGTGTGTGTGAATTTTAAAAAGCTTTCATGGGAGGGGACGCCCATGAAGTGACTTATTTTTCATAACATAGTTTTCAACTCACAAAACACACACAAAAAGAAAACACC